TGGTGTTATAAATGGCAATGATACTTAACGGTACTACTGGTATACAGACTCCTGGAGTTTATACCACTGTGCCTTTTATAGAGAACGATCAAAGCATAGATGCAGACTACACAGTAGGTGCAACTAAGAATGCTGCAAGCATAGGTGACATAGAGATTAGCACTGGCGTTACAGTAACTGTGACAAGCGGTGGGAACTGGGTGATCTTATGAGTACGTTAAAGGTAGACACGATTGCTACTACTGCTGGTGTTACTAACAACAGAGTCTTGCAAGTTGTGTCAACAGAAAAATCAGATCAATTTACAACAACATCTACTACGTTTGTTGATATAACAGGAATGTCTGCAACAATAACACCAACATCATCATCCAGTAAAATTTTAATTATATTTTCTGTTGGCTTAGTTGGAAACTCAACTGCAGGTCAATTTGTATATTTAAAAGTAAATAGAAATCCATCAGGTCTTGTTAGCATTGGTGATCAAGCCTCTGCCAGAGCAAGAGTTAGTGCTGGTAATGGAGGAACTCAACCTTATTCTAATTCTTCTTTAACAATTACAAATTTAGATAGTCCATCAACTACATCTGCTGTAACTTATAACATACAGATTCGGAGTCAATCAACAGGAACAGCTAAATTCAATAGTCGTGGAGATGATGCCGATAGCACTGCTTATGGTAGATCGTCTGCGTCACTTACATTAATGGAGATAGCGCAATGAATCATAAAGCTATTTACGCACTATATTCTAATGTTGTATCTATTGATGACACTGCTGGTGCAATGGATGCTAACGGTAACTCAGTTGAAATTGACATGGATGCAGTTAACGCATGGGTTGATCCAGAGCAATATAAGATAGATAGAGTTTATCCATCAATACAAGATCAACTCGATATGCAGTACTGGGATAGTGTTAATGGTACAACTACTTGGAAGGATGCTATTGCTGCTGTTAAGACGGAGAATCCTAAGCCATGAGTACAATTAAGGTAGACACAATCAAGAACACCAGCAACGTAGAAGTCTTTACTGCTAAGGCGTGGGTTAACTTCGATGGCACACAAGCAGCAGCCAGTATGATTAGAGCATCTGGGAATGTGAGTAGTATTACTGATAATGGTACAGGCGACTACACAGTTAATTTTATTAATGCAATGACTGACGCAAATTATTCTACTGTTTACACAACTGGTAGAGAAACTGGAGTAAACTATTGGGGACCAATAGCTTATACAAATACTCAGTCTACTTCAGGAGTTAGAGTAAGAAATAATTTTGATACTGGTACTTTTTATGATGCTTCAACAAATAACATTGCAGTCTTTAGGTAAACCAAATGAGTACACTTAAAACAGGAAAAGTAAAGACAACAACAATAGCTGACGAGTTAGACACAGAGTCTACTGCGGTTACTAATGTGATTAACGGATCTGCAAAGGCATGGGTTAACTTTGATGGTACTGGTACAGTTGCTATTAGAGAATCATTTAACGTAGGCAGTATTACTGATCTTGCTGTTGGTCGTTATGAAGTTAATTTTACTAACGCATTTGAGGATACTAATTATGTTTGCGTAACTGGACTTAATTTAAATACTACTAATGGCGGTAGTAGTAATTATAATCGAATGTGCGTATCTAACCCAGCAACAACATCTAAAGCCTACTACAACACTTTTACTACAGGTTCATCTTTGGCTGATGTTAGTGTAAATCAATTAGCAGTTTTTAGATAAGGAGCAATAATGGATAAAAGAATTATATATCCCACAGATGACGGAGGAGTTGCAGTCATAGTACCTGCTCCTAATTGTGGATTAACAATAGAACAGATCGCAGAGAAGGATGTGCCTACTGGCAAAGAGTATCAGATTGTCGATGTAGCTGACATCCCTGGTGATAGAACTTTTAGAAATGCTTGGGAGTATTCATAATGCCGATTGTAACTAACTTAACTAAAGCTAAGACTATTGCACATGATATGCGTAGAGCTAAACGTGCTGAAGAGTTTGAGCCACATGATGAAGTTATATCTAAGCAGATCCCCGGTGCTGATGCAACTGCTGCTGAGACTGCTAGGGCTGCTATCAGGACTAAGTACGAGACAGTCCAGACTGACATCGATGCTGCTATTAATGAAGTAGAGCTAATTAATGTTGTGGAGAATATGTAATGAGTAGAGTTGTTATTCAGGGAGATGCTAGTGGGACAGGTGACTTTACCATTGCTGCCCCTAATAGCAATACAGATAGAACGCTGACGTTACCTGATGTTACTGGGACTGTGCTGACTAGTGGAAGCAATGCAGACTTTCCGGCAGGTAGTGTATTGCAAGTTGTATCAACTACTACAGATGGTTTAATTACAACAACTACACAAGGTGCGCCTTCTACAATTACAAATGGTGCTGAAGTTTTTTCTATAAGTTTTACGCCTCAACGCTCTAATAGTGTTTTATTAGCACAAACTAGCTCTATTTCAGTACACGAAGAAAGTAACTTTGGTGATATTCCATGGTTAGCGCTATGGGATGGAAGCACATTTATTAGCGCAAATTCAGGCACTTGGCGTTATAACCTTTTTGGTGGTTCGTATAACGCTGCGTACAGAACTCTTAACGAAAGTTGGACGTTAACAAATTCAAACACTAGGACTATTTCAGTAAGAGCAGGAATAAATGCTGGAACTGGAACAACTTATATAAATGGTAATAGCTATTTGAATTATACAGGATCTAGTGGAAGAGTTAGTTTAACTGTTTGGGAGATAGCACAATGAACCATAAAGCAGTATATGCCTTATATTCTAATGTTGTTAGCATTGGTGCTACTGGTGCAATAGACGCTAACGGTAACTCAGTCACAATAGACATGGATGCAGTTAATGCTTGGGTTGATCCTGACGCATACAAAGCACAAAGAGCATCTGAGTATCCAGCAATAGGTGACCAGCTAGACGCACTGTATCATGCTGGTGTGTTTCCTGAGGACATGGCTGCACAGATTCAAGCAGTTAAAGAAAGGTATCCTAAGACATGAGTACAATCGCAGTCAATGCAATTACAGATGCTAACGATGGCAACACAACAACCATCAATGGAGTCACGCCTAACTCAGCTAACGTAGTTGGTAAGAACTTAATCATCAACGGTGCGATGCAGATTGCACAGCGTGGTACTAGTACAACTGGAATTACTAGCGGTGCTACATATCCTGCTTGTGATAGGTTTCAATTTATTTTAGGAACTATTGGTACATACACAGTAAGCCAAGACACAGATTCCCCTGATGGATTTAGCAATTCTTTTAAAATAGATTGCACAACAGCAGATGCTAGTCCTGCTGCTGGTGATTACTTAATCTTTTATCAAAAGATTGAAGGACAAATGTGTCAACAATTAGCAAAAGGAACTGCATCAGCAAAACCTGTAACTTTGTCTTTTTGGGTTAAATCTAATAAAACTGGTAATATGCAAGTCAATATTCGTGACATGGATAACGCTAGACTTATTGGAAATATTGTAACTATTAATAGTGCAGCAACTTGGGAAAAGAAAAGTCTTACTTTTGCTGGAGATACTACAGGTGTGCTTAATAACGATAATGGTAATTCACTTCAATTGGAATGGTGGTTAGATTCTGGCTCTGATAGTTCGTCAGGTTCTGTTCCTACTTCTTGGCAAGCTAATGCAGGCGTAGACAGAAATGCTGGAGGCACTCTAGCACTTGCAGATTCTACATCTAACTACATCAACATCACAGGAGTCCAGCTAGAGGTTGGTGAGTCAGCCACTGAGTTTGAGCATAGACCGTATGGGACTGAGTTGCAGTTGTGTCAGAGGTATTTTGAAGCGTTTTCAGATGTTGATGGTATTCAATCAGTTGCTTTAATTTTATGTTATAGAGCGTCAAGTTCATATTGGTTAGTTTTTCCATATAAAGTTGAAAAAAGATCAGCACCTACTATGTTATTAGGATCAGGAACTTTTTGGTCTGGAACTATAGATAGTACAGATTTAGGAAAATCTCATGTTATTTTAAAATCGGCAACCACGGCTTATCTAAATGATAACAATACCACAGATGATTGGGGTTTTGCTTTTGATGCGGAGTTATAAATGTATAAATTATTTCAAAACAATAGTTTAACTAATAAACCTACAAAATCAGTTTTGCGTTTGTCAGACAATGCAACTATTCCATTTGACGAAGCAAACAAAGACTATCAAGAATACTTAGAGTGGTTAGCTGAGGGCAATACACCGGAGCCAGCAGATTAATGAAGAACTTTGATCTAGCTACGTTACTTGCTGGAATCATACCTGTAATGCTTGCTGCGATGTGGTGGGTTATTAGTAACGTCAATGATCTAAGAGGTGAGATACAACTGTTGCAAGCTAACATGATGATGTTAGTGGACCCACAAGGTCAGATCATTCCTAGTCCTGGTAATGCTTTTGCTAGACAGGAACTTAAGGAAGAGATGCTAGAACAGTTTCATGATTTAAAAGTTAGAGTTAAATTGTTAGAGGTATACAATGGCAAAGGACAGTAGACTAGAAAGAGCAGGTGTATCAGGGTTTAACAAACCTAAGCGTACACCGAACCATCCTACTAAATCACACGTTGTTGTGGCTAAAGAAGGTGACAAGATTAAGACTATAAGGTTTGGTCAGCAGGGTGTGTCAGGTGCAGGTAAGTCTCCTAAGACAGCATCAGAGAAAGCTAGACGTAAATCATTTAAAGCAAGACACGCTAAGAATATATCTAAAGGTAAGATGTCAGCAGCATACTGGGCTAATAAGGAGAAGTGGTAATGCCTAAAGGATTATACGCAAACATTCATGCTAAACGCAAACGCATTAAAGCAGGTTCTGGTGAACGTATGAGAAAAGTAGGTAGTCCTGGCTCACCTACTGCTACAGCGTTTAGAAAGGCTAAAAAAACTGTAAAGAAAAAGGCTAAGTAATGGAAGACACCAGTCAACAACTAGGTAGACTACAGGCTCAGGTAGAGTCTCTACAAAGACAGATGGAAGAACTACGCATAGACGTTAAGTGTATGTCTGATGTCGTTACTAAGTGGAAAGGTGCTGGTGCTTTACTGCTTATACTAGGTGCTTCACTGGGCTGGTTAGTAGATGCTATCGCTAGACGGTTATAAAAAGTACTTGACTTTATTGTCAATATGTGGTATATTCTTTTTACAAGGATGCACCGCTTTGGGTTTAGCTAAAGCTGTATTGCCAGGTAAATCTGGTACTAATGTTAATGCTAATGCTCAGGTAGGAAAAGAGAACACACAGCAGGTAGTAGGTCAACAAGACAACACCAAGATCGAAGGTGAGAATGTTAATGTTAGTCAGAAGGAAAACGACACCAGCATTAACACATCTAAAGTAGATAGCTTAATACAAAATAATACTAATGTACCGATGTGGTACTTATTGTTGTTGGTATTAGGGTGGTTACTTCCTAGCCCACAAGAGATATGGAATGGGTTCATCGGATCAATTGAAAGAATAATTCATGGCAAGAACAATAAGCGTAGCAAAAACACTTGACGGAGCTACGGCTACGACTAAATACACGCTGTATAAAATACCTGCTAAACAGACAGGATTATGGACTGTTCAGTATATTATCAGCACTGAGGGTAACGAAACACCTCATGTATTCTGGTATGACGCTTCTACTAATAATGAATATTTAGTTGTGGCAGGTAAAAACTTAGGTGTTGGTGAGTCTATTCTACTTGATGGAGACGCAGTTGTTGCTCTACAAGAATTTGATGAGATACGTATACAAAACTCAGGTACTGTTAATGCAGTAACTTATATTGCAACTTTACATTTACAGTTTGCAGATGCAGTTCAATTTCACGGTAACGGTAATTAAAGGAGATAGATATGTACGGATACGGTAAAAAGAAAAAGAAACCTGCACCTAAAAAGAAGAACAAATGAAGCCTTGTCCTACTTGTCCCTATCCTAAGAAGTGTAAGGCAGCAGGTAAATGTTTGCGTGGTGCAATGCGTAAAACTAAAAAGAAAGCATAATAATGAACTACTTAGATTTAGTTAATGATGTACTGATAAGACTTAGAGAAGATGAGGTAACTGCTACAACAGATACTCCATACTCTAAACTTATTGGTAAGTTTGTTAATGACGCTAAAAGAACAGTAGAAGATGCGTATCAATGGAATGCTTTGTCTGAAACATTAACAGTAACTACTGCTAATGATTTGTTTAACTATGTTATGACAGGATCAGGTCAACGATTTAAAGTAATTGATGTTATTAATAGTGAAGATAATGTATTCCTAGAGTATAAACCTTTTAGTCAGATGAACAATTTGTTTCTTAATCAGACACCACAAAAAGGTACACCAGCTTACTACAACTTTAATGGTGTAGATACTAACGGGGATACTCAAGTAGATATTTATCCTATTCCTGATGGTATTTATAACGTGTTCTTTAACATCTATAAACCACAAGTATCACTAAGTGCTGGAGCAGATCAGTTAGCTGTACCTGCTGAACCTGTTATTAAATATGCTTATGCAATGGCTGTAGCAGAACGCGGTGAGGATGGTGGACTAGCAGCACAAGAAGCTACTGCACTAGCTGATTTATCTTTAGCGGATCATATAGCTATTGAGAACGGTAGATACAGTGACGAATATGTTTGGCATCAAGTCTAATGGCTGGTAGATTACAATCATCGACAATATCAGCACCAGGTTTTCTTGGTGTTAATACACAAGAGAGTAGTGTTGATCTTGCATCAGGCTACGCATTAGAAGCATACAACTGTGTTATAGATAAGTTTGGTCGTATAGGTGCTAGACGAGGTTGGCAGAAAGTAAACAGTTCTACTAACTCTGATCTACTAACAAACGACATTGAGTTTATTTATAACATACCTGAGACAGATGTAACACTATGTGCTGGTAATAATTTAATACTGTCAAGAGCTAGTGGTGCAAGTACATTAGTTACTGAAGTAAATACTACAGTAGCTGACGCAGCAGGAACAGGTACAACAGCATACACCATCACAGGTAATAACTGGATGGGTGCTAGTATTGTTTATGGTGAAGGACCAGATATTAGTCCTCATGCTTACTTAGCACAAGCAGGTCATCTACCTTTGGTCTATCACAAACTAGGAGCTAGTCATGCACATACAGGTGCTTACGGTTTTAATTTACTTAGTGACGCTGGCTCAGTACCTACCACCTATGCTTCTGCTAGTGATTTTAAGCCTAATGTAGTTTTAGGTGCTTATGGTAGAACATGGTGGGCTGACATTGTTAATGATGAACAGACACTTTACTTTAGTGCGTTACTAGACGGTACTAACTTAGCAACAGGTGACTCAGGTTACTTGTCATTGATTGATGTGTTTCCTAACGGAGACGAGATAGTAGGACTAGCAGCACACAACGGTTTCTTAATTATATTTGGTAGAAGAAACATTGCTATTTATGCTAACCCTATTGATGTAACAAGATTAGAGTTAGTTGACTTAGTAGCTAACGTAGGTTGTATTGCTAGAGACAGTATTGTCAACACAGGTACGGATGTTATGTTCTTGTCTGACACAGGCGTAAGAAGTATTGCTCGTGTTATTCAGGAAAAGTCAGCACCTATTAATGACATATCGTTTAATGTTAGAGATGACTTAGTTTCTTTTGTAGAGTCTCAAGGTACTAACACAATTAAGATTAAAGCAGCTTACTATCCTAAAGATGCTTTTTATATTTTAACACTACCAACATCTAAGTATGTATTTTGTTTTGATCTACGAGGTAGATTACAGAATGGTGCAGCAAGGGTTACTATCTGGGATAGCATTGAACCCACCGCCTTACATGTCACTTATACAGGTGATCTTCTTCTAGGTAAAGCAGGATACTTAGGTAAATACACTGGTCATTTAGATGATACAGCAACCTATAAAATGAAGTATTTTACTAATCATTTTGATTTAGGTGGTCCAACAACATTAAAGTTTTTAAAGAAAGGAAACTTTACAGTTGTAGGTGGAGTTGGTCAGAATGTAGTTATTAAATATGGATTTGATTATGTTAGTTCTTATCGAGATATAAGAAAAACATTAAAGGCAGGTACTGTTACTCAATACAACATAGATGAATATAGCATCGGTGAATATACAAACGGTCTTGCGTTGGAAGAAGTTAAGTCTAACCTAGCAGGTTCTGGTTCTATTATTCAACTAGGATTTGAAGCAGACATTAATCAAAATCCTTTATCAATACAAAAAATAGATGTTTATGTTAAAGCTGGTAAAACAATTTAAGGAATAAGAATGTCATCGTATAGTAAAGCTACAAATTTTACAACTAAAGATGGATTAACTTCTGGTGATCCAGGTAAACTTATTAAAGGATCAGAAGTAGATGCAGAACTTATTGCTGTTGAAGCTGCTGTTAATTCTAAAGCAGATCTTGATGGTCCTGCTTTAACTGGAGTACCTAGCTCACCTACAGCTTCTGCAGGAACTAATAGCACACAAATAGCAACTACAGCTTTTGTAACTACTGCTGTGACAAATGCTACAAGTTCTCTTGGAACATTATCTACACAAGATTCTGACTCAGTAGCTATAACAGGAGGTACTCTTACAGGAACTACAGTTAACAGTGTTACTGTAGGTACTAATGGATCAGGAAATAAAACTGTGTCAACTGCTAATCCAAGCGGTGGATCTAACGGAGACATTTGGTATAAAGTTGCATCATGAGACTATCTGTTAAACATTCAGATACCATTAAAGATCCTAACGAGCTTTATGTTAAAGACGCAGGTACTTGGAAAACAGTCACTAATCTTTATGTAAATGACGCTGGTGTTTGGAAGCAAGTGTTTCCACCTACAGGTACTCAAGAATACACTACAGCAGGTACTTACTCATTTGTAGTTCCTCAAGGTGTTTTTAGTTTAAGTTTAGATAAGATGTCTGGAGGTGGAGGAGGCGGTCCTTCTGGATACCATAGTGGAGACTGTCACTCAGGTGTACCTGGAAACGCAGGTCAGGCTTATACAACAGCACAGTCTTTTGCTGTGACACCTGGAGAAACACTAACAGTGGTTGTTGGTGCAGGTGGTATAGGTGGTTGTTGCTGGGCGTTTCAAGCACCACAAAGAATAGGTACTAATGGAGCAGCAACTGAAATTAAAAGAGGCGCAACTGTTTTGTACACAAGATCAGGTGGCGCAGCAGGAGTTGGTTACTACTATAGTGGTTCAGACTTTGTAACACCAGGATTAACTAATGGTTCTGGTTATGGTACAGGTGGATCAGGCGGTAGTTGTACTGGAAACGGTGGTAATGCTTTAGCTGGAGGGGCTAAATTATCATGGTAATAATGCCTAAACTTACAGACAAAGAAACAGAAATTAGACGTAAAGAAATATGTGATTCTTGTGAAAAAAGTAAACTAGGTGTATGCACTAAATGTGGTTGTGTACTTAAATTAAAAGTTAAATTTGAACAGAATACTTGTCCGTTAAATAAATGGTAACACTTTAATGACAGAAGAGGATATCGAAAGGTATTTAGAAAAGTCAAAAGACAAAGACATAGAAACTGATAATCTAATAGAGAACGAACATGGTTTTATGTCTTGGACAACGTGGGAAGATTATTTAGTAGCTATTCAAGTTTATGGTGATGGTAATTATTGGAATCAACAGTTAGATAATTTAGCTAAAGAATTGGGATATGAAAAGATTATGATGGCTACTAAAAGAAA